ATATGTTTATGATAGCTATGCTATGCGACAAGAAGCTGTACCTATTCATGCAAGTGCAATTAAGAGCCGAGGAAACTGGATACCAGTTATCTGGCCCATGGATGGTAGACAGGCAGATAAAGGTTCTGGTAAATCACTTACAGAACAATATAGAACAGAAGGATGTAATATGACAAGAGAACATTTTAGCAATCCACCAAGTCAAGGAGACAAAGAAGGTTCTGGCGGAGTGTCTGTAGAGGCTGGAATTATGGAGATGTATACTAGAATGGAAACACAAAGATTGAAAATTTTTAAAAACCAAGATAAACTATTACAAGAATTGCGTATGTACCACAGAAAAGATGGTAAAATTGTTCCAATTAATGATGACGTAATTTCTGCTATGAGGTATGCAGTTATGTCATTAAGGAAAGCAAGAATTAAAGATTACCAACCAACGTACATACAAGCAGAATCAGAATTTAGTGTTTTTGCGTAGGAGACAATATGCCAAAGGGTAAAGGAACATATGGTACTAAGAAAGGAAGACCACCAAAAAAAGGGGGGAAGAAATAATGGGCAGTCCAGGTAGAATGGTTAGCTCTATTTTTAAAGCGCCAATGAAACTTTTTAAAGCTGTTACAAAAAGTGTAAAAAAAGTTACTGGCAAAGGCAAGAAGAAAAAAACTGCTCAAAGAGTGTTGGCTAAAACTGCAACCGATGTGACGCAACCAGCTAGACAAGCAGCGTCTATCTTAGGTGGTGGCGCTCGGTCTACTCTTTTGACAGGTGCTAGCGGTGTAGAAGAACAAGCTAATCGAGCTAGAACAACTCTTGGAGCATAATGATAGAAGTTATTACAGACGAAAGTGAAAAACAAATCTTTTTAGATTGGGTTTGTGAAAGAACTATGATAAAAGCTGATTTAATTAAAGATTTTGCTTATTTAGGTTTTAAAGAAAACGATGAAATATTAGCGGCAGTTATTTTTAATGATTGTGATGGCAATAATATATTTATACATTTAGCAATAGATAACCCTAAAGCTGTTCAAAGAAGATATATAAGTTTAATGTTTGACTATGTATTTAATCAAGCAAAATGCAATAGAGTAACAGGCCAATGTTATGATGAAAATGAAAAAATTAAAAGACTTATGGAAGGCGTTGGTTTTAAAAAAGAAGGAGTGATTAGAAAATTAGTGGAAGGTGAAGAAGGGTATAAAGATGCAGCTATTTATGGAATGTTAAAAGAGGAGTGCATATGGGTGTAATTACAAAGATGTTAGGGTTTGGCGGTTCTAAAGATATGGGCGCTAAAGTGGCATATGACACAGCTAAAAGTTCTGCTGATATTGCACGAGAAAAGGCTGACCTACAGAGAAAAAAATTTATTAATATAGCTTCAAAAGGTCGGTCAACTATAATGACAAGTGGTGCGGGCATTGAGGAAGCTGCTTCAACAGTAAAAAGCACTTTGGGTGGTTATATAGCTTAATGGCAACATTTGAATATGTAAAAAAACGTTTAGCTTCAATGGCATCTGCTAGACAAACTTGGGAAGACCATTGGCAAGAAATACTTGACTATGTAATGCCGCGTAAAGCAGAAGTTACTTTTATTAGAGCTAAAGGTGAAAAGAGAACCGAAATTCTTTTTGATTCAACTGCTATTACAGCAAACAATCTGTTAGCAGCAAGTTTGCAAGGAACTTTGACTTCACCGTCATTACAATGGTTTTATTTAAAAATTAAAAATCCGGAATTTAATCAAGATAGAGAAGTTCAGTTATGGCTAGAGGATTCGGCCAAAAGAATGTATGACTTGTTTAACGAAACAAATTTTAATTCAGAAGTACATGAATTGTATCTTGACTTGTGTTCTATTGGTACAGGGTGTTTATTTGTAGAGGAAGGAAAAGAAGGATTTGATAAAGACTTAATACATTTTAATTGTTTACATATTTCTGAATATTATATTCAAGAAAATGTTGATGGCTATGTAGATACTTTGTATAGAAGATATAAACTGACAGCAAGACAAGCTGTGCAAGAATTTGGTGAAGACAATATAGGGGAAAAAATTACAGAAGCTATAAAAGATAAACCAGATAAAATGTTTAATTTCATACATGCGGTAGAGCCAACGCAAGATTACGAAAGAAGTGTTGGCAAAGTAGCAACGAAGTTACCATTTCATTCTTGTCATGTATGTGAAGAAGATAAAATGGTTGTTAGAAGTGGAGGCTACAACGAGTTTCCTTACCTAGTGCCTAGATGGGCAAAAGCAACAGGCGAAATATTTGGCCGTTCACCATCTTATAATGCACTTCCAGATATAAAGACATTAAACAAAGCTGTAGAAATTGGGCTTAAAGCATGGTCGAAAGCTATCGACCCACCACTGTTAGTACAAGATGATGGTGTTATAGGCAAAGTAAGAATGACCCCTGGTGGTATTACTGTTATTAGAAATGATGCAGCTGTTCAACCGTTACAAATTGGTTCTAATTGGCAAATAACAGATTTGAAAGAAACACAGTTGAGAACTGCAATACGACAAGCATATTATTCTGACCAACTACAACTACAAGAAGGTCCACAAATGACAGCTACAGAAGTACAAGTCAGATATGAACTTATGCAAAGACTACTTGGACCTACACTTGGTAGATTCCAGTCAGAATTTTTAAACCCACTTATTGAAAGAGTATTTGGTTTAATGCTAAGAGCGGGAGCTCTTTCTCTAGCGCCAGATATTATAGAAAATCAGCAAGTAGATGTAGAATTTGTAGGACCACTTGCTCGTTCACAAAGAATGGAAGAAGCAGTAGCAGTAGAAAGACTTTATCAGTTAGCTATGCAAATAGGGCAAGCTGACCCACAGATATTAGACATTATTAATCATGACCAAGCTATAAGAATGAGAGCAGAGTTACTTGGTGTTCCTAAATCAGTTCTTCGTGGAGTAGATGAAGTAGAAGAAATACGACAACAAAGAGCCGAACAGCAACAAATGGAACAAGAAATGATGATGCAACAGCAGCAAGCTGAGACTATGAAATCGCAAGCTGAAGCTGCTAAACAAACTGCTGACCCAGAAGTACAAGATGCCGTCTCTTCCGTAATGGAACAAGTAGACGAAACAACACAGTAAGATGGAAGAATCAGAAAAAGAATTAAAAAATTTGCAGAAAGACTATTATGCAACCTTCAAAAGTAAAGAAGGAGAAAGAGTATTAGCTGATTTAGAATCAGCTTATTACAACAGGATTTCTTTTAATAGAGACCCTTACCAAACTGCTTTTAACGAAGGGCAAAGAGCAGTTATCGTTAGAATAAAAAATCTTTTAAAGGAGGATAAAAATAATGGCTGACGAAGAAAATACGACCACTGAAACACAAGATAGCTCTGGTACAGAATCTGTATTAGGGTCTGGTGTAGGTGAAAATCAAGATTGGAGGGATTCTTTATCAGATGAACTACGAAATGACCCTACGCTACAAAACTACAAGGATGTTGAATCATTAGCAAAAACTGTAGTGCATCAACAAAAAATGATAGGTAATAGGATACCTTTACCTAAAACTGATGAGGAAAAAAACGAATTGTATTCAAAATTAGGCAGACCGGAAGATGCTACAAATTATGAAGTACAAGTTCCTGAAACTCATCAACAATACTTTAGAAATGAAACAATAGATGAGTTTAAGAATGTAGCTCACAAAATTGGTTTAAATAATGAACAGGTAAATGCTCTCATGGATTTTCAATTAGGGCAAATAGATAATGAGTTGCAGCTACAAGGTAGTAATTTAAGTGTGCAAAAGGAAGAAGTTGAAGCATCATTAAAAAAAGAATGGGGTTTTGATTACGATAAAAATTTGCGTGCTGCACAAAGAGCTCTACAGGTTTATGGAGACGATGAAGTACGAGCTTTAATGGATACAGAAGTAGGCAATAACCCAGCTGTAATTAAATTGTTTGCTAGATTAGGAAAGGATGTTACAGAAGATATGGCACAGAATACGCAGAATAACGGTTTAAATGTATCACCTTTAGATGCAAAACAAGAAATACAAAAAATTATGGATGACCCGAAACATCCGTATTTCGATGCAGGGCATAGAGACCACAAAGCTGCTGTTGAACAAATGCGACAATTACACGAAAAAGTATTTGGCAATAGATAATTTTTTGTGATATAATTTGCGTACCAAGTTCGCCCTATTAGGATAACGAATCGGTAGCCGTGTGTGGCTATAAAACATAGGTTTCCCTTTTTGGACAAAGACCGATTTAAAAATTTATTTTAATAGGAGGACTGAATTATGTCAGTACAAATAACTACTGCCTTCGTTGAGCAGTATAAAAGCAATGTTTTTCATCTGGCGCAGCAAAAAGGTTCAAGACTAAGAGATGCGTGTAGAACAGAAACAGTTACTGGTAAAGCACATTTCTTTGAAAGAATTGGAGCAACAGCTGCCGCCAAGAGAACATCAAGACATAGTGATACACCTCGTATGGATACACCACATTCCAGACGAAAAGTGTCGCTTGACGACTATGACTGGGCAGACTTAATTGACCAAGAAGATAAAGTAAGGATGCTCATTAGCCCTCAATCCGAGTACGCATTAGCAGGTGCTTGGGCTATGGGTAGAGCAATGGATGACGCATTGATTGCTGCTGCTACTGGAACAGCTTATGGTGGAGTAGCTGGTGGAACATCAGTTTCATTACCATCAGGCAACAAAGTAGCACACGCTTCTGGTGGACTTACATTAGCTAAATTACTTTCTGCAAAAGAAATAATTGATGCTAGTGATGTTGACCCAGAAGAACCAAGATTTGTGGTTTGTGCTGCAGGTCAAATTTCTGACTTGTTAAATGTTACACAGGTCACATCTGCAGATTACAATACTGTCAAAGCATTGGCTCAAGGAGAAATTGATACTTATCTAGGATGTAAATTTATCCGTTCTCAAAGATTAGGAACAGATAGTGACGGAAATAGACAAGTATTAATGTTTACACAATCAGCATTAGGTCTTGCTCTCGGAGCAGATATTCAAACTAAAATATCTGAAAGAGCAGATAAGAACTATGCAACACAAGTATTCCTATCCATGACAATCGGTGCAACTCGTATCGAAGAAGAAAAAATGGTGGAAATTGCCTGTACAGAATAAAATTAATTAAAGGAGAGTGAAAAACAATGGCAACAGCAAAAAGTGTAGAAGTTACAAATCTTGACACAACACCTAGAACACTCCTGGAAGCAGGTAGTGGACACGGGAAAATGCGTGTGTTTATGGATACTATTGCAGCTGGTACTGGCGACATTGATAATGATGATGTTATCATGTTCGCTGAAATACCTTCAAATTCTAAAATAGTTAGTATCGTAGTATACAATGACGATTTAGATAGTGGTGGTTCACCAGCATTAGCTACAAATGTCGGTTTATATAACGGACAGACTAAATTTACAGATACAGATGCTTCATCTACTTCTTACGCAGCAGCAGCTGTACTTGATGAAGATTGTTATGCAACAGCTATAACAACTTTACAAGCAGCTAATACAAGTGGCGTAGAATTAGCTTATGAAGCTAGAAACATAAATGCAGTCGCTAATTTTGTTTGGGAAGATGGTGGTCTAAGTTCAGACCCAGGTGTTCCTTTACGAGTAGCATTTACAATATCCACAGCAGCAGCAACAGCAGCAGCTGGTGATATTACAACAGTAGTAACATATGTTGTAGATTAGTAACGAAAACAACAAAAGTAGGGGTGATATATTGAATTATGTCATCCCTACGAGTATTATAAAGTTATGGCAACAGAAGTATCAATTTGTTCAAATGCTCTGCGTAGACTGGGAGATGACCCTATTACTTCGCTAACAGATGACACAGAAAGAGCAAGATTATGTAATGCCTTTTATGTGCCAGCAAGAGATGCTGTTTTAAGAGCACATCCTTGGAACTTTGCAATAACAAGGGGTACTTTAGCCCAGCTTTCAACCGCTCCAGCATATGAATATTCTTATCAATATGCACTTCCAACAGACCCATATTGTTTAAGGGTCTTGGCTATGGAATACGAAGATTATATATTTAAAATTGAAAACTCTGCAACTGAAGGAAGGGTGCTCCTTACAGATGAAAGTACCGCGAAAATTTTATATGTAGGGAAAATTACAGATACTGCAAAGTTCGATTCAATGTTTATTGATGTTTTAACTGCAAAATTAGCAGCGGAACTAGCATATCCAGTTACAGGTAGCGTTAATTTACAAACACAAATGGAGAAAATATATTCAGCTAAACTTTCTGAAGCAAGAAGTGTTGATGGACAAGAAGGTTTCATGACAGACCTTGTTTCAGATACATTTACTGATTTTAGAAAATAATGGCGAGAGTACATCCCTTTCAATCTAATTTTACAGCAGGCGAAATAAGCCCTAAACTTACAGGACAAGTAACCTTTAACAAGTACCCTAATGCTTTAGAAACTTTAGAAAATATGACTGTGTTTCCACAAGGTGGAGCAACAAGAAGGCATGGAGCAAGACATGTTTGCGAAGTAAAGGACTCTTCAAAGGTCACTAGACTGATACCTTTTGAGTTCAATGTAACGCAATCATATGTTCTGGAGGTTGGTGACCAATATATTAGATTTTATAAAGATAATGGGCAGATAGTAGAATCTGATGTAACTATTACTGGGATAACACAAGCAAACCCTGCAGTAGTAACAGCAAGTTCACATGGATATAGCAATGGCGACCATGTATGGATTAATAATGTTGTTGGTATGACAGAAGTAAACGGAAGAAGATATACTGTAGCGAATAAAACAACCAACACATTTGAATTATCTGGTGTAGATTCTAGTAGTTATACAGCATATAGTTCAAATGGAGATGGACAAAAGGTTTACGAAATAAGTACAAGTTATACGGAATCACAAGTTTTTGATTTAAACTTTACACAATCAGCAGACATAATGTATATAGCACATCCATCTCATGAGCCATCAAAACTAACAAGAACAGGGCACACCTCATGGACTTTAGCGGAAGTAGATTTTGGTGCAACTGGCCCATACTTAAATGCTAGTACAAGTAGCACTACCTTGACTCCTGCATCTTCTGCAGTAGGTACGGGTGTAAATATAACTGCATCAGCAACAACAGGGATAAATGATGGAGATGGTTGGCAAACTACAGATGTAGGTCGAATTTTAAAATTTAATAGTGGTGAAGCTAAAATTACTGCAAGGACCAGTACAACAGTTGTGGTTGTTACTATTACAAAAGCATTTGCTAGTACAGCTGGAACTACAGGTTGGCAACTAGGAGCTTGGTCTGATACCACAGGATGGCCGGGAACTGTTTCTTTTTTTGAAGAAAGATTAGTTTTTGGTGGCTCAACAGATTTTCCACAAACTATATGGGCATCAGAATCGGGTAGCTATGAAAGTTTTGATATAGGAGACTCTAGCGCATCCAATGCTTTTATTTATACTATAGCGGCTAATAGAGTAAATAAAATAAGATGGTTAGCGCCTGCAAGAGATTTAATAGTGGGTACAGCAGGTGGTGAGTTTAAAGTAAGTAGACCAACAGGTGAGCCTTTAAAACCAGACAATGTTCAAATAACACAACAAACAACTTTTGGTGGATATACAACACGCCCAATACAAATAGGTAATGCTGTGTTATTCGTACAAAGACAACAAAGAAAAATTAGAGAATTTGCCTACAATTTTCAAGATGATGCTTACATAGCTCCTGATATGACATTACTTGCAGAACATATTACAGAAGGTGGAATTGTAGATGTAGATTATGCTCAAGAACCAGATTCAATTTATTGGGCTGTTAGAGCAGATGGCACTTTGTTGGGTTTGACATATCAAAGAGAAGAAGATGTTATAGGGTGGCATAGACATATTATAGGTGGTAAAGCAGTAAATTGTACAATTACACTTACAGATTATGCCAACATACAGTCTGGCTCTAAACTTAAATTTACAAAATCAGATGGCACAGAAGTTACATTTACATCTACTACAGGAACGGCAGGAACGAATGAGTTTAAAACGGAAACGAATAATAATACATCAGCTACTAATTTAAAAAATGCTATAAATGGACATGCAGATTTTACAGCTACAGTAGCTTCCAATGTTGTAACTGCGTCAGAAACAGCACCAGAATCTACTGGATATCTAACTGTAACAAGTCAAGATACTGTTAGATTAGCTAAAGTAAATGAAAGTCAAGCAAAAGTTAAAACAGTTACCTCTATAACAGAAGCAACCGAAAACCAAGTATGGATTATAGTAGAAAGAATTGTCAATGGCTCAACGGTACGATATGTAGAATATCTTGATAGCAATGTAGCTACGGATTCTGCACTGACTGGCACGGTAACAGGTTCATCTACAAAAGTAACAAGTCTTGACCATTTAGAAGGACAAACAGTACAAATACTTATAGATGATGCTGTATATCCTAAACAGATAGTATCAAGTGGTGCTATAACAGTAGATTTACCAAGCACATTTGCTTCTAAAACTATCCAAGTAGGCTTGGGTTACAACTCTACTTTAAAAACACTTAGAATAGAGGCAGGTTCACAAGCAGGTACTGCACAAGGCAGAAAAAAAAGGTATAATGAAGTTTTAGTAAGATTATTAAAAACAGTAGGGGTTAAAATTAATGGCGACCAATTACCATTTAGAAGTTCAGCAGATGAAATGGGTGAGCCAATACCTCAATTTACAGGAGACAAAAGAGTGACAAATTTAGGATGGAATAGAGAAGGGCAGGTAACTATAACACAAGAACAACCGTTGCCCCTAACTGTTCTAGCTATAACAGGAACTCAAACAACAAGTGATTAAAATATGTGGCCATTAGTAGCATTAGGAGCAGCAATAGGAACGACAATAATAGGACATTTTCGTACTGTTAATGCAATAAAAAAAGAAACCGAGCACAAAAAATGGATTGAAAGAACAAATGAGCAAATTAATATAGAAAGATTTTATGACAGAGAGAGATATGCAGCTTCTGAAGGTATGGCAAAAGCAGGCAAGTCGATGCTAGCTTTAAGTTCTCCATCAATAGTTAATATAATGGAATATAATAGACAAGAAACAAATAAATCATTACTCAGAAATGCACAAATGACTATGATGAAGATTAGAGGCTTGGATGCACAAAAACAATCTATGATAGCACAAACATGGATGAAAACAATTTCAACAGGAGTAAGTCTTAGTATGATGGCTTGGAAGCTAGGAGCAGGACAAAGCAAAGCCCTGCAAGGTCAATACCATAATCCATTTTCAGGAGTAGGAGGGTCTGGGGGTAAATTATTTAAAACACCGTTTACCGATTATAAATTTAGAACGATAGGATGAAAATAGAAAAAGAATACACAATGATAAATACAGGTGCACCATCTCTTACTGGCGAAGGACAAGCGTTGCAAGATGCAGCTGAGAAAATGGGCACAATAGCATATAAAATTGGTGATAACAATTTAAAAGTTTTAAGTGCTCAACAAAGACTACAAATTGAGACAGAAAAAACTATGGCTCAAAACGCATTTATTCTGACGATAGAGGATTTTCGTAAACAAAAAAACAGAGATACTACCGTAACTAATCCAGACCAGTGGCAAAATGATTTCAACAAAGAATTTAGCCCAGGAGGTGCAGCTTATAAACAAATAAAAAACAGTTTCACAAATGAGCAAGCATGGAAAGAATTTGAAGCAAACTATAGCCTTCTTTTTATGAAGGGAAGTATGGCCGTGAGCGAAGATGTGCACAAAAGAAGGATGGGAAATTATACGTTGGCACGAGCCCGCGCAGGAGAAAATTATAAAATAGACCTAAACTTAGATTCTGATTCAGCAAGCATACTTGCCAACTGGAAGATTTTTGAGCAAGAGTATTTTGGCAATGAGGCTAAAGTATATGTAAACCCAGAGAGCTTGGCAAAGCAATATGACAGTCTCTACAAGCTGACAAATGACAAATATATGCTAGCTCAAGTTCTATCTTATAATAGAGACGGTACTATTAATTATAACAATGCAATTAGCAAAGTAAGAATGGAAGAATTTAAGATGACAACTCTAGACGGGAAGGAAGTAACTGTTGATGATAAACTAAGGAGAGATTTGAACAAAACATTAACAGACGCAGCTAAACAATCAGCAGCCGCAAGGCTTAGCGGGATACAGGCAGAAGATGTAAATCTTCAGTTTAAATTAGACAATATAATTAAAGACATAGAAAATCTAGACCCAACAGACGAAAATTATATTTCAAACAGAAAAGCTCTGGAAGCAGAGAAAGACGCTTTGGTTGGTGGCCTTAGTTCGGCAGGAAGAGCTGACTATGCAGCAAGAAGAAAAAGAGTAGCCGGAACTGCTACGACCGACCCAGACCTGTTTATAAACCTTCTAGCTTTAGCAAAAGCAAATATGGATTTTTCTGAGGAAGCTGATGAAGCATATAGGAACGGAAAATTAACAATGACTGATTATATGAGGTTAGGGAACGAAGGTGACAAGGCACGAAAATTACTTGAAGGTCAAAACAAGGATACTTATGTTGCTTATAAAAAATTATTGCTAAGAAAACTAGGAGTGGATGACAACAACGCATCCAGCATAGCCAGTAAAACGGGTACGGACACCAGTTATGGCAATACCCTTCTGCTTTTTCAGAACATGGGTTTATCTAAACAAGTTACTCTGCAATATATTCGAGGTCTGCAAATATTCAGTGATTTAGTACGACAGGGAAATGACCAGGGATTTAAAATGTCAGACTTTGCAACAAGACAAGATGTATTAGATAGTATTATCAAGGCAACAGGAGAAACGGCCTGGACACAAACGACCTCTGAAACCTTTGGAGGGGAAATGAATTTCTTTAAGCCGGCACGTCATTTAAGTCCTGGAGATATAAGGTTTTTTAATGCAAATACCAGATTAGAAGAAGAGAGCATAAAGGAGTTTGAAGAGAGAACCAGTCTAATCTTATTCATGAGAAGAAATAATATACCTTTAGATGAAGTTGGATTAAAGGATTCTCGTGTAAAAAAATTAATGCGGGCACTTGACCTACAACTAAGACTACCAGAA